GGACTACCTGGGTATACAATGTTGCGTTGTGTATTACTATGGGCGTGTAAATCTCCTGCAAATACTACGGGGAAATCTGCTAATAAATCTAAATCTATCTCTGGTTTAACGTGTGGTGGAATCTCCCCACGAATATGTGTAAACAAGGGCATTCTAGTATCAAAATGGTCTATGCTGCCTTTCTTGTGGAGATCTGCGTAGGGTAATATACCGTAGCCTAAATCTTCATCAATATACGAAATGTCTACTATGTTAATGAGAGGGTTAATGTCTCTAGATACCTGCTTTAGCTGTGTAAAGAATGTCTTATTCTTTTTAGTAGCTTCATGGTTTCCATCATATATAATAGTTGGAATCTGTACTCTCCGAATAAACGAAAAGTACAGCTCCAGTTCCTCCATGCTCGGAAGACGATCAAATATGTCGCCACCGATTATATGCATATTACATTGTTTTTCTAGTTCGTAGACTTGTTCAAAGAACATTTGATAACGGTTTATTGCCCATTTGACTGGGACATTCTTTTGTCCCAGTTTTATGTGCCAGTCTGCCGTATATAGGATCACCCTACTTTAAACTCAGCTTCTAACATCTCGTCATCGTTATCTTGACTGCCAACTCTTAGGCGATCAAGTAACTCTTTCTGTGCATCAGCAGTAGGGCGAGGCATAACATCGTCCATAGACTTAAGTTCTGCGATAGAGCCTAACTCAACTTCTGTTAAAGCACGAGGCTTGCACTTCAATGCTTGTAGTTGATACTCAACATTGTAAGGTAATGGGCCTGTCTTTACTCGCTTGAAACAAATGTCCCAGCCAGTTGCGTGATCAGTAGGATCTCCAAGATCTTCTGCGGCAGTAATTACTTGCTCCCACAACTTCTTCTTGAGATTTGCTACTTTAACCTTACCGTCAGTAGGGTCAATAACTTGTACAGCGTAGCTCCAGCCACATTTAAGATCTGGGAAGTATTCACGAACCCAATCTTTTTCTGCATTATTGAACTTCTCTGCGTTACGGTCGAATGACAAGCACTCCAAAGGAATGTTCTTGCCGTTTTCACCTTCAATCCAATAGACATAACGAGCAAGAATGTCGCCTACAATGCGCATCTTGTTATCGCCGTCTTTGTATGTGAAAGTATTAATTGATGATTTCTGGGCTCCGCCAGTTTGCTTATTAAATGATAATGCCATTAGTGTGTATTCTCCGGTGTGACTTCTTCATATAGAAAATGAATCTGATCGTTTTCTATTCTGAGTAGCCTATTTTCTGTTAAGGTTTCTAGAGGTACTGGTAAATGTAGTAAATCTAGTGTGGTTTTTTGTGATACTATATAGTCTGCCAAACTTCGGAGTGAAGCTAAGGCATAGTATACCGAGATATCGCGGCTTGAGTACTTATAAGAGTTGAGCAACAGAATATCAGGATGTACCATAAAACTTGTACCCTTGAAGTTCAGTTGAGAGTATCGGTATATACGATCATATTTATTTACAGGGACTTGCTCTGCTATGAGCATCTCCATGATAATATTACAACGAGAAACATTCCCACTCGCTGTATCGTAAACCTTTTTCCAATCAAATAAGAACAACTATTATACTCCCTTTTTGCAATATTGTCAAGAACTATTTTTTTAAATGTACTTCATGTTCCATCCCTGCTTCATATAGAACCCTACCCTATTTGAGGCTTGTTTTTTAGCAGTTTTTCCTCGAAGATGTATATCTATAATTACAGGGTCAATCTTGCCTTCTTTCTTTCGTATTACTCTACCTACTAACTGCGTGAGTAGAGGCTCATTATTTACTGGAGTTCCCAGTATAAGACAACTGAGGGTATCTACCGAAATTCCTTCAGAGAAGATGGCCTGCGTTCCGTAGAGAACATTTGCGTCCCCGTAGAGCACTCGGTCTATTAACGCCTCTCGGTCTGCGTGTGCGACTTCTCCTGTAACACACACTGCTCGATCTCCTGTAAGTTCTGCACAGCTCTTTAGAAAAGCTACACGGTCACTTACAACCAAGACCTTATGCCCTTTTGCAGCGTAGGCTGCCGCTAGCATAGCTACTGTATGTCTATACTCTTCATCACTAGATAGCTTAGTTACTCTATTAGCCCAAGGTATTTTTGCACCGTCCATGAATCGTATCTCGGAATGTACCAGATGTACACTAGGAGTCATATAATTCTCTTTTGGTGGTTTGAATATCTTGCTACCGAAGTAATCTCTAAACACTACGTGCTTTCCATCTTTTCTTTCGATAGTGCCTGAAAGCCCTATCTTATACCGACAATGATTTGTGTCTAGCAATTTAGAAAAGGTTGGACTACTAACGTGGTGCATTTCATCGAGTATGATAGTTCCGAATTCCTTTCTTATCTTCTCGATATTACGGTATAATGTTTGAGTATTACCGATGACGATAGGATGGTCTATCTCCCAGTTCCCACTACCTAAGATTCCAGCTGTGATTCCGTAGACTTTCTCTACTTCTTTCGCCCACTGGTTTCTTAGTGCTACAGTGTGAGTTATGATCAATGTTTTCTGACCAAGCTTACCAGCTATTGCAAGACCTGTAAAAGTCTTGCCCCAACTGACCCAAGCGTTAATTATAGCATTGTCTTCGATCTCAGCGTAGACTTTCTCTTGGCTAGGTCGAAGATCAAACCTAAACTCTGGAAATTCTACTGGCTTCATAAGTCGCTTATCAACTATTTCGTAGTGCTCTGGGATTAGATCCGTTCGCCCTACTGGTATTGATATCAATCCATTACGAATAAGCCCCATGTTTTTAATCATCTGAGGCGGATCGAGTGGATTGTGCGTAGGAATCGCATATGTAAGTTCCCTGTCGATATCTCGTTGGAGATCGGCACTTACTTCCATATAGATTCTGTTACTTATGACTGCTTTCATAGACCTAATTCATTCTTCGCTATAATATAGTTCTTGACAAAATCAGAGCGTACTATGTCCTCTACCCCATACTCGATAAAGTCAAAGTCACCCATACGTTTAAGGACTTGCATAAACTTCTGCATCCCATTCTTTTCTAGGTCTGCTTGTCGAAAATCTCCACAAAATATTACTCTACAATTCTGTCCTATACGAGTAATAATTGAGTCTAGTTCATGAAAAGACATATTCTGGCACTCATCTACTAATATAACTGCGTGCTTTAATGTAATTCCTCTAATAAAAGAGGTAGTCATAAACTCTACTAGAGACTTCTGTTTCAGTATACTATAAGCATCTCCTCTGGCAAACAGTTCATTTGATACTGCTTGATAAGGTTCTTCGTATACTGAGGACTTTTCTTTCTCCGTTCCGGGAAGAAATCCAATATCCCTTGTTGGTACGGCACTACGGATAATTACTAACTTCTCATATGTTCCCTTTGACATATCATCGAAAGCAAGATAACAAGATATAAAAGTCTTTCCTGTCCCTGCCAATCCGTGTAAGATTAAATGTTTACTAGAATCAAATGCAACTACTTGATTACGTGTTAAAGGTTCTATTTCTTGAAGTGTCAAACTAGCTCCCGCTAGTGTACGGTTTCTTTTAGCCATAAGTTAAACTTTCTTTTTAGTGTCTTTGAGTTTCTCTTCAGAATACTCGTAAAGCATCCACGGTAGTCCTTGTAGATGCAGTATCCCTGCCCATTGCATTCCATGCGAGGGAGGGCGTGGAACGGTAAAAGGAGTAATGCACCCTTTTACACGTATGAGTGATGCGGTGTCCTTACGTATCACTTCAGTAATTTTTAAATATTTTAAATCAAAGAACTTAGTTTTCATATAGATAAATGGAAACCCATTACTATCTATAAAGTACTTAGTTGTTTGCTTTAGTATACCATTGTGGTTTTGGACTGCTTTCTTTAGTTTGTATAAGTCAGGATAAGAGCTTTGCATTCTACGAATACCCATACTACCTCCCGGCATATTTGTGTCGTCTACTACTTTGCCCTCTATAAATAATAAGCCATCTGCACGTTCCCATTCTCCTGTGTATAACAGAAAAATAGGAAACTTTACTTTATGTAGCGTCTTGTACGTTATTACCATATTTTTTCTCATACTTACCGAAAGCGTAGTCATCTCCTATATCCCAGTCAGTACCTACGGCACATCCCGGAATACTTATTCCTCTATCCATTTGTATATACTTGTCTAGTGTGTCTTTGTAGTACTCTACTTCATCGTCTGGTACTTCCGCTAATATGGAATCGTGTACTAATGCAAAGATTCTAGCCTTCATACCTTTTGCTTTAATGTGCGAACCCATGTCAATAGCACCTAGAAGGTTAATATCAGAAGCAGCAGACTGCACCAGAAAATTAAGACCAGACCTAATGCTATGGCTCTTGATGCCGGTGTCTGTCGATGCGACATTTGGTAATCTCCTTTTTCTACCGAAGTAGCTATAAATAAATCCATTCTGTGCAATAAATTTCTTGTTGTCTTCAATCCAGTCTTTTAGTTTGTGGAACTCTTTGAAGTAATCGTCGATAACTCCTTGAGCATCTTTCTTACTAAACTCAGTACCAGAATCTTTTGTAACTTGTTCACTGATCTTATTTGCTCCAGCACCATACATGATACCAAAGGTTACGGCTTTAACTGCCTGTCTTTGCCTACTGTACAATTCTGCTACTTGATCTGCTTCACATGGTAACTTAAATATTTTCTTTGCAATCTGTGAGTGAAAGTTGCCGCCTTTTCTAAATACATCTTTAAGAGCCTCATCTTTGGCTAATACTGCCGCGACATATACTTCTGCTGTTGTTAAATCCATTGCAACAATTTTGTGGCCAGGAGCTGCTTTAATACATCCTTTTACAATAGGGTTGTCACGAGGGAGCTGTTGCATATTAAGCTTCCCAGAAGAGCTAAGCCTCCCACTAGTTGTGCTATGGAGATTAAACCCTGTGCGTAATCTGCTATCCCTGTCCAACTGCGGTATGATTTTGTCCAGATATGTATTTTTAATCTTGGATTTCTGGCGAATTGCAAGGATGAGGGCGGGGACTTCCGATTGCGATGCCAACTCCCCAAGAACTTCCGCATCTGTGCTATTTGCGCCTGTGCCAGTCTTCTTTCCAGTAGGATTAAGACCAAGGAAGTCGAATAATAAACTGCGAAGCTGCACAGTGCTGTTAGGATTAAAATGTTTTCCATTTATTGCCTCAAATTTGCTAATAGCAGGATTCTCGTACAGTTCTGCTATAGCTTCGTCAATCTCAACCTGCATAAGTGACTGCGACTGAGTTAGTCTTTGTATGTCAAAAGGAACTCCATTCTCTTGAATGTCCGTAAGAAATCGACAGCCAGGAATAAGAATATTATCGTAGACTTTACCAAGTCTTTTATTTTGCTTAATTTTAACGAATTTCTTATATACTAACAGAGTTACTACTGCATCCATCGCAGCATAAGTTTTCATTATGTCAAAGGGGATTAAGTCCCAAGTGAAATCGTTTTTTAACATACCGTGATCCTTACGGTATTTAGCCATCCAGTCGTACTGTGGTTTTTCATAATCTCCATAGACAGTGTACTTCATAGCCAATTGTTTAAGGCCGTGTCCACCAGGATTTTCATCTATGAGATAGTGTAGCAGCATCGTATCTTCAAACTTTGGAAATACAAGATTGAAATGGTACTCAAAAAATGCTATATCAAACTTGGCATTGTGAAGTACCATAGTCGTCTGGTTTGCTAGTGTCTGCAACAACGCTTCTGTGCGCTCATCGAAACACTCTGTGTCTATGTACACACCACGATCGTCTTCATAAGACAAAGAAATACCTAAGATGTGTCCATCTCGTGGATACAGTCCGGTCGTCTCTGAGTCAATCGCTACGTGTGTGGGTCTGCTGTTAATGCAACGACAAAGCCATTCATTGGCTTCTTCTGTATCTTGTATGCCGTATGCATTATACTCAGTAATGATAGTGTCTACTACATTACCATTTATGTACTCTATAATACTACTCTTGGAATCGTCCCACGTTCTCTGAGCCTCTGGTTTAAAGGCTAACATAGCAGGGTTAATGACAGGCAAGAACTTCTCCTCAACCTTCTTTCCTGAGTATTCAGTTACTGAATTAATCTTTGTAAAATACTTCAAAGCATCACTACCTACTAGAATAATCCAGTCATAGGCATCAGTGTCGATCTGTATATCACAGTCTCGTTTTAGTACTTTCTTAATATTGGGGTCTGAGCAGAGCTGATACTGATCAAACTCAAACTCACCGTCAAATTCGTTTTTATAGTTGGTTCTACTTGGTTTCGTCTCTACGAGGGCTACCTTAGCCATATAATTTACTCTTTAGTTTTTGAACTGACCCCTCTGCTAAAGCACCTGGGTCGCTCTGTTTTAAGTGAATGTTGCTAGTGTGTAAGCCTACTCGCTCACACATCTCCTTTACTTTCTCTGCGGCATGCTGTCCTGCATCGTCGCCATCGAAGAAAACGTGTACAGAATTTACTCCCTGTATGGAAAGCATCTGTAACTTATCTTCATTTATATTCTTTGTACCAAACGTACAAATTGCATTTGTTAATCCTTTATCATGCAAGTTAATCATATCGTATATACCTTCTACTAGGATAACATCTCCTTGTATTGGTACTACGATAGGGAACAACGGCATCTTCGCACCCGCAGGCGAGATCATATACTTAGGCGTTCCGCCTGTAGTATGACGACCATTGAATGCTACTATGCGACCTGATATATCTCTGATAGGAAAGTTAATCCTGCCGATGTAATCAGGGTCGGCTTGGTGAAACGCTTCAAATCTTTTGTACGTTGCTGGTTTAATGTTTCTCCAGTTGCCTGAATATGGCATCATATTCTTGGGAAAAGACAAACCAATACTTTCTGACCTCTTATCTTTAATTTTTTTCTTTAAAAGTTCTCGTCGTAGTTGTAGTTGGTTTGCCTTTTCCCCAAAATAAGTAAATAAATTTCCCTTATACTCACAGGAAAAACACTGAAAGATACCCGTAATCTGGTCTATCCTCATACTAGGGTTTTTATCTGGGTGTTCGGGATTTAAACAGCTAACTAAGAAGTCTCCGCCTTTGGGTATGAAATACACATCACGTTGTTTGAGTAACTCTTCTACGGTCAACTACTTATCCTCATTTATTAAACATAATTATACTAGAAATCACCTCATAAGTCAAGAACTATTTTTAGATATCATTAATATCTTCACCCGTCTTATGGGTGGAATCGTCTTTCTCTTTAGGTGTTAGGGCGGATTCTGGGCCGATTTTTAATGTGTCCCAGTCTACCGTTGATGTAAATGAATCCATGCCACCTCTACGCATCTTCACACAGTTAAAGGTCATACAAGCATCCTCATGATCCCATGTTTCTAATGTGTAGGCCGCATCACAGGCATCAAGGATACCCTTTGCGAAACGTGCTTCTCCACTTGCATCTGTTTGATATGGCGTCAAAACAGTACAGTTGTACTCTTGTGCCATTTCTTTGAGGGCTTTACTAACTTCTATCTGCTCAGTCCAGTCGTACTGTTGGCCTCTGCCGGGAAGACTCGACCGTTTTACTTGATTTATATAGTCAACAATAATAACACCTACGTTAAGAGGACGAACTTTTTTATCAAGCTCGGCACGAATCTTAGCTAGGGTAAGGGAAGGTTCATAAATAACATCCAGTTGTTGAGTCGGGAGGAGCTCTCCTTCTTTCAGTTTTGAATGAAACTTATCAAAGTCACGATGTTGTCTATATTCGTTCAAACGGTCTTGTCCCAACACAAAGCGTCCCGACCACCAAGTAGCAACTGACTCCCACTCTGTTATACTAAGATTCTTAGTACGCAGACGAGAGAAAGGAACATTAGTGGCGATCGAACAGCAGCGCTGTATGATATCTCTGCTATCCATCTCAATAGTGAAATACATAGCAGATTTACCAGAAGCGATAACATTGTTAGCAATGTTTGCACATATAACTGACTTACCAGCTCCTCGCTTACCACCCATCATTACAAGATCTCGGGGAGAGAACTGCACAACATGGTCGTACTCGGCATTAAGTCCGAGAGGTATGTACTTAGCTATATCTTCTTCAGGTTCAAACAAGTCAATACGTTGCATACTTTCTTGTGGATCATCCAAATCAACCCTATTCTCTATGTCTAAGACAATTTGATGCAGGTGATCGACAGACTCTTGCGCGTTCTCGAACGCTACGGAGTTGTCTACGAAATCTTCCAATGAATCCAGAATTTGTTTTTGAGTATATTCGTTCTTCAGGTACTCGAGAAGCATATCAGGGGCAGAATCAATCTCAACGGCTTCAACTGCATATAGCTTATCGCGTGTACCTGAGTCCCGAATCTCAAGTTTAAGATCATCAATCGTGGGCAATTTATGAAACGTACTACAGTGTTTATCAATTACTTGATATAAACTATGGTATTCGCTAGGCAAATAATGCTTGTGAGTAACACTCCAAGTCTCAAAGTCTCCGAGTGTTAGCACTTGCCTTATTAAAGCACTAGCGATGTTCAATGAAATTCTCCCGATTCATGAAATTTGTAACGACCCCGCAAGCGAGGTCATTGATCAAGCACTAGCAATTAAGCAGATGCTTTTTCCTTCTTAGCTGCGCCATCATAGTCAGCGGCTGTTAGGCCACGACGAGTTAGCATAGTCTTAACACCACGAGCAGTCTTACCAATTGACTCAGCAATTGCTTCAACAGTCATGCCGTCAACAGCGATTCCAGCTAATGGATCTTCTTTAGAAGCGCCTTTAGTGGTTTCTTGACGAGGAATAGCGTCAATGTCACCAGAGCGTAATAGGCTAAGAGCCTTACCACGAACAGAGTTCACAGTACGATCTAGTTCAGCAGCGATTGCTTCTACAAAAGCACCAGCTTGTACCATAGATACAAAGGTAACTTCTTCAGCAGGGCTATACGTTCGTACAGCTTCAACTTTAGGGGCAGGCTTAACGTGGTCAGTCATTTCCATAGAAAGAATCTTTCCTTGGATTGACTTCGCAGAAAAGTGGCCGTCTTCAAAGTGGCCGGCAATCTCTGCATAGGTATACTCACCGCTATTGTCAGCGACAAAGGCAGAAAGAGTATCTTCTTGTGCGTCTGAGAATGCACGAACGGCACCTGCAGAGGCTAATGCTACGTCGTAGCCCATCTTTCGCAACTTGCTTGAGATAGATCGAGTAGATGTTTCGAGGTCGGTAGCTGCTTCTGCAACAGTACCTTGTGATACGGGGCTTTCGCTCCCGACAAATTCAGTTAATTGAGCAGTACGCTCTTCAGTCCATTTAGGTAAGGACATAGTTTTATTCTCCAGTTAAATCTAAAAGATTAGTTATGATTTGAACACCAGAATCTCTGGCCTTCTTGGTTTTAGCGGATTCAACACCGCTTTCGTTGACCAGGATTGTGACATCCTTCGTTAAGCTAGGCTTAACCCCATAACCAAGCTTTTGTAGGGCTTCATGGGCAAGTGCTTTCGTTTTATAACTAAGTAATTTTCCAGTTATACATACGATACCCTTGCTTACGGGGGTGGTGGTGGTCTTGATAAAGGTAAAACTAAACGGTAATAACGATACTTGATAGAACTCTTCTTCCATCCATGTAACTAGGTTGGTAGAAGCTTTCTCACCTAAGCCAGCTGATCGGCACAAATCATAGTCTATTTCTTCAATATCATTGCAGACTTTGGATAGTTTTTCCGATGCTACTTTGCCTATAAGTGGGATACTAAAAGCAGGTAATAGTATGTTTAGTGGTGCATTGCGTGAGTTTAGTACTTCTTTGTAGAGCTTTTCGCCTAGTTTGATAGATCCTAGACCTTCACACATATCTTCTATCGACAACTCATACACTTCCTCAAGGGATTGTATGTCTAGTTTCTGGATAGCGGCAGGGCCGAGACCTTTAATCTTCATCGTAGTTGCGAAGTGTTCTACTAATTTTGATACTTTAACACCGCAAGAGGCGTTTCTACAATACAAAAGATAATTGACTGATTCTAAGACCGAACTGCAACTAGGACAGATTATTGGGGCTTCGATTTTAGTCATTTGCTTTTCCTTTGAATTGAAAGAGTATTATACGGAACTTTGGGCTTTTTGTCAAGAACTATTTTTCTACAGGTAGACCTATTCAACTCGTCTTACAACGCGAGGTATGATCTCTCCAGAACGTATAACTTCTACTTGACAGCCTATTTCCAAATTTAAGTCTCTTATGTACTCAATGTTATGTAGTGTCGCCCTAGCAACAACCGCATCACCGATCGTAACCGGCAGTAAGATTGCTACTGGACTTACTACTCCGCTCTTACCTACTTGCCATACTACATCTTGCAATGTAGTAACGACACCTTTGGCCTGTTCTTTAAGAGCGAACGCCCCGCGAGGGTGGCTAGAGGTATATCCTAAGCCATGAAAGTGTTGGAACGAATTTACTCGATACACATACCCATCCGTTGGATAAGATTCGTGATCGAAGCGAGTAACTTCCTTAAAGCCGTTAAGGTTTAAGTAGTTCATCGCATTTGTCCAATTATCAAAGCCTAAGCCTTCTGCACCATATGCAACAAAGGTGATATTCCTTGTCTTAAACTCTTCCAAGTCTTTAAGGTTCAAGGCACCTGAAGCATAATTCCGTGCATTAGGTATACTACTAGGGGCAACAACCTCACCTGTGATCTGTACTAAATGCTCCATAGGAATACTATTCGGCACTAAGTGTTTGATCTTGTCGGTGATGTCGCGACCCTGAACTCCGTCTCCGCGAGTAAGGGCTAACTGTAATTCTCCATTTACATAGAGAATAGATACAGCTGCACCATCAAGTTTAGGGGTAACAACATATTGAGAGTTGATAACATCTGCAGGAGCGTCATTAAGATCAAAACATTTCTGTAGAGAGAACATCTGAAACGTATGCGGAACCGCATCAGTAACAGTGTATCCCACAGCATTGTAATGATGCTTTTGGGCTAAGAGGTCGAACTCCTCATCTGAAAGAATTGGAGAGCCTTCGTAGTATAACTTACTTGCTTTATGTAAAAATTCTCGCATTATTGTTTTCCTAAATTTGAAAAACTATTATACGCAATTCTGGGTATATTGTCAAGAACTATTTGTATAGTTCTCCAATTAAATCTGAAAAATGTTCTTCAATAATGTCTTTCGACTCCGCTAAGGATAGTATCTCTACTAAACCCATAAACAACTCTCTTGAGTTACTTATGTCTAGTGGTAGTGCAATTCCTTCTGGAGTAGGCTTCCACTCCTCGTCAAAATCCATGTAGTATTTTCTCAGGTGCATATACTCTACACCTCTAAAAGTATTAATGGTTAGACGTACCTGAACTTCTTTTACTGTGTCGTAATGTATTACTCGGGAGTAAGCCTCAGGAGCTTCGTGAAGATCCATTATCTACGTCCTTCGTTCTTTAGTATCGAAGCTAAAGGGACAACGCTAGACACACTAGAAGGTTTTAATAAACGGTATGAGTCAGTGTCCCAACAGAAGAAAAGCATTGTATCTTCACTCTCTACTGCTCGATTTTTCTTAGCCTTAATATAAGGTGTGGAAAAGTCTAGAGTACATACGTTGTATTTCAACTTTCTGGAATGCTCACTTCGATAAGTGATAATTGCATCGCCATAATCTCGCACTAGATGTGCTAGTTCTTGCTTTTTCACTGTAGTTTCCTTATGTAGTAGTTTGGCAATAATAATTACAAACTTACATACTCTTTGGTCACTTTAAGCGGATAGCAAAAAGCCCCTACTGAACGAATCAGTAGAGGCTGTGTTACTATTAATCTTCAGACGAGTCTGATAGAAGTGTAGTAAAATACTGTGCTGCTTTACCTGTCAACTTTGAGATAATCTCTTCATCAACAGCTTTCCCCGCATCAGTAATTGCAGCAGTGAGAGCTTCTTGAGCCGCTACTTTGGAAACACGAGTGCTGCCAGTAGTAGTGCCAGTAGATGCTTTTGCTGCAGGGGTTTTCTTAACATAAACGCCAGCTTTTGTTAAGATCATACGAACACCGTTAGGTGACTCGTCTAATTCGTCAGCGATGTACTTCACAATCTCCATTGAAGTTTCTGGAGTTGGTTCGCCTGCTTCGTACATTGATACTGCCTGTGCTTTACTATCGTCTGTCCAAGCCACTTTTCTATTCCTTTTCTTAGGGTTTTTATTTCCTGGGCAATCGCCCAGTGTATGTAGTTGTTGAGTATAAAATCGGTCTCCCAAATGCTATTCTCCTTCTTTTGAAAAACTATTATACGCAATTTTAAGCTATGCGTCAAGAAATATTTTTCTGATGCTTACTTATTTTTGTTTCATAAAATGTACATTGTATACTATAAGAAACACTTTTATAGTCTTTCTAAATTTACACCATATTTTTTTAAGTGTTGTAGCTTGCCTAATTCATACGCAGGAGCATAAGCATTAAAGCCTCCCGTACTTACACTTGAAAAGTTAGTGTCCTCACTGTCTATCTTCTGGATTACATATATACTGTAGCAGGGACAGCCATACTTTTCTTCATAGTCTACATTTGCCATGCCTTTCTTACTAGCCAACCACTCTAAATCTAATCGCTCTTTAATTATAACTGTGCCATGATAGGTGGACGACCACGCTACTTCCCCGTAAGCGAAGTCAGTAGCAACGCATTCATCAGGGAAGTAATGAGGCTCTAGTCTTTCTTCTTTGTTTGCTGGTCTTGCCGGGACTCCAACTCTTTCAAGAATTGCGCGTACGAACCCTGCTGAACGAAAGAGTCGTTTTGAAATATCTGATATAGGATCGCCTCCGAGGAAGCTCGTGCACGCTTCATTGATTTCTGCATCAGTTGCAGGACGACCGCGCAAAG